TAGCAATTTTGATACCACTATTACATTTGGTCTTATTCTTACAACTTTAAGGTGGTTTGCTAAACTCACTAATGATAAAGAGGAACTCTTGTCCCAAATCGATTTATTTGAAAAACAAATGAAGAATAGAAAAATATTTTTTAAAGAATTTAAGAAGGTTTTTGCCTACAAGTATGGTGTGCTAAGTGGATGGAAAATTACTAATTTAGTGGAATCATTACTTAATTTTGTCATTAGCTATGGCATTATGGGTGAATTAGAATTGAATTTAGTTGATATTATTACCATGGGGGATGATTTAGTTATTGTTATTGATCAGGAAGGATTAGACGATAAAGCAAGGAAACACTTGTTGGATAAAATTAGCAAATATTATGAATACATAGGATTCAAAGTTCATCCAATAAAGAATTTGATTACTTATGATTGTATTGAATTTTTAAGAAATTATTATAATAACAATATTGTTTTCAGTTACCCTATAAGATCACTGATCGGGGTTTTTTACCAACAGCCAACCAGTGAGTTGGACTATAATAATTTTTCTAATTATAAGTTATCATTAGATAAGCTGATCTTAAAGACCGGTAGGTTCAATAAAAAGCAAGAGATATATACATTATGTAATTATAGTGTTAACTCAAACATTAAGGAGTATGGATATGATTGTTGCTTACATAAGAATACATTTAAGAGTGAAAATCGTATAGCTTATGAATACAAAGTAAATAATCAAGAGCTGATAAAAAACAGCCAGATATACAAGTATTATTTGAAACTGTTCGAAGGAAGATACGAAGACATTATTTATTATTATGTTAAAAACAAGATTTTTTCAAAGCAAGTATCAGTTGAAACAATACGTCCATTTAATCAAGACGAAAGAAATAGAATTAGGAAGTCTTCTTCAATTTATAGGAAGATTGGTTTCATTATTAAGTTTTTTAAAAATATTAACAGGGAAATTGTGCCTGATCTGAGATTTAATATTCGAGACTATCACATTAATGGTATAATGACAGAAATTTGTGAGAGAAATATCTCATTCGATAAGTCTAT